AAGAGAAATCAGGCACAGGTGGTGCAGCCTCTGACTTAACTATGGCTGACATCTTTGAAGCAGTTGCTACTATTCGTGGTGCTGGTGAAGGTGGCGAATTATTCGGCATCGTGTCAACATCTACATATGCAGGTCTTATGGAAGCAATCGGTGGTTCAGCATTCGCTGGTGGTGATTTCCAAACAGCGGCTATGAGAAATGGATTCTTTGGGAAGATAGCGGGAGTAAATTTATTTATTTCAAGTTACCTGAATGACACAACTCTACCAGGTGGTGTTGTTAACCCTAAGGCTGCAATCTTCTCAGGCGACGCTATGAGAGGTGCTATCTCTGGTGGTGTTAACCTAGAGATTGAGCGCCGTGCTGCCGCGGTTGGATTTGACGTGGTGGCGAGCGCCGCGTTTGGTTGTGCAACAATTGACGCTACTCGTGGTGTTCTAATTGTAGACGCATCATAATCCTAACTTAGGACTATAACGAAAGATATGAGGGCAATGCCCTCATATCCTCACAAAGGAGAATAACATATGACGATGTCGACTGACGCAAATTTGATAGAATATTTACCAGAAATACTAAACTATGGTATTGACGAGTTTCCGGCAGAACACGGAAGAGCAAGAGATGATATTCTTCGTAGATTGAGAACAGAATGGTGGCCAAAAACATCGTACACTGGAATAGATAATGAAATGGATTCTACAAAACTGACAGAATCACAATTTACAAAGTGTGCAACATACTTAGTGTTGGCTGATTATGCACTCCCACAACTGACAAAATGGAATGCTGAGGGAGAAGAAGACAGATTTCAAGTGATGATGAATCATTACCAGAAAAAGTATGAAGAAGAATTTAACTCAATACTATATGATGGTGTCGAGTATGACTCTAACGATGATGGAGTAGTTAAAGACTACGAAAAAGAAGCAAAACATTACAGCAATAGATTGTACAGATAATGTCAAGGCTCGATATAAAATTACTAAAAAGAGACCTGAATAAATTAAAAAAAGGTGCAAAAAAAGGATTAAAAAGAGGGAATCAGAAAGCCGGTGAATCAGTATTAGATATTATACTTAAGAGAACAGCGAGAGGAAGAGGACTAAAAGGCACATTTCCAAAGTACACCAAAGAATATGCAAAAATAAAAAAGAGTAATAAAGTGAATTTAAGAAACTCTGGTGATATGTTAGATTCACTCAGAGTAATAAATAAAAAGAATACAATGCTAATAGAGTTTTCGAGTAAAAAACAAGAAAAGAAAGCAGAAGGTGTTAGCAAAAAGCGTCCATTTATGGGCTATACAAAGAAAGAATGGCGAACGGTTGGAAAGACTTTTGGTAAAGAATTTAAGAGACACATATGAGTACTAAAACAAGTTATAGAGAAAACATCGCCAAAGATATTGTCAAGGCGATAAGAAGTATTAAGTCGGTACGATATACAACTAGAGATGTAATCGAACCTGATGAATTAAGCGATGCACAGTTTCCAGCAGTGCTAGTTCAGACTGGCTCAGAAGTTAAATCAGAGTCAAGTATGGGTCACGACAGAATGGGAACAATTGAATACGAACTGACTGGGTTTGTTAAGGGGAAGTACTTAGATACTGCCCGAAACAAATTAGCAGATGCGTTAGAAGAGAAATTGTACGAAGACAGAACACGAAACTCGTATGCTGTTGATACAATAGTAACGGAAGTCATTACTGATGGTGGTGTGATATTTCCGATCGGTGCTATACAAGTTATGGTCACCGTTGAATATATTCACCAGTCAGGTGATTTAACAAAGTAAATCTTAAAGGAGATTAATTATGGCAGTTATAAAAGGTAAAGACGGGACAGTTTCAGCAGGTGGTTCTAACGTAGCCAACGTTACATCGTGGAGTTGTACACAAGAAGCAGACGTCCTAGAAACGTCAGCGATGGGCACAGGCGGCGCTAAAACATACGTTGGTTCAATGACATCTTGGAGTGGAACAGTTGAATGTTTCTTAGATACATCAGCACAACACGGCGCATTGACAGTTGGTGATTTAGTTTCAATAGTACTAGACACAGATGGTTCTGGTTCTTCAGCAGGTTCAGTATATTCTGGTGATGTTATCATAACGTCAGCGGCTACAACAGTTGGAGCAGCCGATATTGTTACAGTGAGTTTTGATTATCAAGGCACTAGTACTTTAACGATAGCGTAATAGTATGAGTGTTTTAAACAATGCAAAATCGCATTTCAAGGGTGTAATAGGCGGTGATTTAGTTTCGATTGATGTTGAAGAATGGAAGACAAAGATATACTTTAAACCATCTGCAACATTAAAGCAAACAGAAGCAATACTCGCCTTACACTCTGAAAACAAATTAGCCGAAGCAATGGCTACCGTATTAATCATACGGGCGTTAAATGAAGATGGAAGCAAAATGTTTGTGGGAGCAGACAAGTACGACTTGATGAACAATGTAGACCCATTGGTCATAACTCGTGTGTCCTCAGAAATATTAGATTACGAGCCTGAAATTGCGGATATAAAAAAAAAGTAGACTCAGATAACGATGTCTATTTTATGTTCCAACTCGCGGAACACCTGAATATGAAGGTTGAAGACATTATGACTATGTCTAGGGCAGAATATGCTGGTTGGAACACATATTTTGAACTGAAAAATGAAAGGAGCAAATAATGCCAAACCAGTACACAGCAAATATTCAGATAACAGCACAGGATAAGGCATCAGGCTCAATAGACAGAATAGCCCGAAAGTTCAATCCTCTCAATAAAAAAGCCAGAAAGTTCGACAAGAATATGTCGAAAGCAGACAGTACTATTAGAAAGTCTGGTGGTTCAATCAGCAAAATGACAAAGAAGTTAGGTGCTCTTGGTGCCATTGCTGCCACGGCATTTGCTGGATTCAAACTTGGAAAGCAGTTCTTAAATACCGCTGTAGAGTTTGAAAATCTAGGTGTACAGTTAAAATTCATTACAGGTAATGCAAAAGACGGTGCTAAAGCATTAAGCATTGTTGAAAAAGCCGCGGGTAAAAGTACCCATAGTATGAAAGAAATGGCATTGGCTACACCATCATTGTTAACAGTCAGTAGTGTAGACGAACTGGCCAGTACATTAGATATGGCTGGTGATATTGCGTCGGCTACAGGAATGAGTTTCCAAGATGTTGCAAGTCAGTTACAACGTACATTTAGTGGTGGTATTGGTGCCGCTGATATGTTCAGAGAAAAGGGCGTTAAAAGTATGCTTGGATTCCAAGAAGGAGTACAGTATACAGCGGCAGAATCTGAAAAGATGATACGAGACGCATTTAAAAACGGTACCACAACTCTTAAGGGCGCAAGTTCTGAAATGGCCAAGACTTGGGCTGGTCAGATGAGTATGATGGGGGATAAGTGGGATGCATTTCAAAGAAATACAATGTCAGGTGGTTTGTTCCCTACACTGAAACAGAATTTAACCAAAGTAAACAAATTCTTCGATAAAAATAAAGAATCTATTGATAAAATGGCTAAGGCAATAGGTTCAGGTCTGGGTTCGGCAGTAAATTGGATGATTGCGAATCTGTTCCCTGCTGTAAAAACCATAGCAGGTTTGTTTGCCGATCTTGTTAAAATAATAGCCCCTTTAGCAAAAGAATTATTCCCAGCAATATGGAAGGCATTATGGCCAATACGACTAGCATTCAAAGTCATAGCATTCGCCCTTAAAAATATTGTATTGCCAGTATTCAAGGTATTCATTGACATAATTACAAAGGTTGTAGAAGTAATGAATGATGTGGCCGACGCTGTGATAAAAGTTGTAAATTTAATGACTGGACCATTCAAAGCGGTAGGAAATTTCATTGCTGGTCTCTTTGGTGGGAATACCAGTGATGTCAATGTGGATAAAACACTTACTTCAAAGAATATTGTCGAAAAAATTGTTGATACTGAAGTCCCAAATAATACCTTCAACAAGAACGGTAAAAAAGGTGAATTAAAAACTACAAGTCTGGCAGTACCGACAAACTTAACAGTCAACGTCGCTAGATTGAACGTTGACGGTGCTGACCCAGTTGGAAGTCAACGAGCCCTAGAACAATTAATCAAGGGTGTTGCGTCTCAGACAGCAGTAGACGTTATCATTCAAAACCAGAAATTCGGAGGGATATATGCCTAGTATACCATTACCAAACAATTTGTCTATAAACTCATCATATGCACAATCAGGCCGAACAAGACTTGTAGAATTTGGTGACGGATACGTACAAAGAACACCGTTAGGAATCAACAATAGAATAAGAAGCATTATTGTAATACACGAGAACCTTAGTTCAATAGACGCGGCGACAGTACTATCTGTATATGATACTGTACAAGCGTCGGGTGACCCAATTACCATAACTGCTAATCAGATGTTAACAACAGACGGGAAGTTTCATCTATTAGAAGTCAATGTTGAAATGACAGATAATGATAGAAGAACTATTTCAGCATCTATGAGAGAGGTCTTTGACTTATAATGGCATACATTGAAGCAGAAGCACAAAAACTAGTCACTGACCCTATAGTTGACCTTGTTGAGTTTGATTTCACGTCAATTGGTAGAACAGAAAAAGTATATATAGCATCAAGTCTACAAACTGGCGCTGGACCACAAACTGGACAACAAGTTAAGTTTCAATGGCAGGTCAATGATTATGAACACATAGACTTTAAAGCATCAGGATTCTTATCTGACTTAACGGGCTCAACAGCAGAACCTGAGTTGACGGTGGCAGCAGACTTACTATATGCATTATCATCGTGGCCAAGTCTTGACCTAATAGAATATAGAGGAGTCATAGTTAAGAGAAGAAGAGTGTTTGTGAGTAGTTCAGAAGCAGTACAACCACAGACATATTACATTAAAAAAGTTAATGCACTCAGTTCTAATACTATAACATTTATATTAACCGCTAATCGTAGTACAGAACGACTTAACAGAAAAAGTTCTAACATATTGGATATATAAATTATGCCAGCAGATAAATTACATTTAAAAACTAACTTCACAGGCGTACTCGACTTAGATAAAGAAGGTAACTGGGTACTTGATGTAGAAAAATACAACAAAACACTGTTAGCACAAAAAAAACAAACAAGCAAAGTTACGAATGCGTTAGATATACACGGCTCGCAAGTACAATTCTCAACGTACACCGCCAATAAAAATATTAAAGACGAAAAACCTATCACTGCTGATGGTATAGAAATGGGCTACCAAATTGAAAGAGGAGTTGTGCCAATTATATACGGTCACGTTGGAATGTCAAGTACACAGTATGATGCAGGACAAATTCTTAGTGATTTAGACTCATCGAAAGTTAGACAAACAATTAGAATACCACTGTCTGAAGGTCCTATCGTTGGTCTATCATATCAAGACCCAGCGACAGTTATTGATAATACAAATGTATACGTAACCCCTGGAATAGCAAACGCTGAACACGCCAAAGCAGTACTCATCAATCGTAAACATATAGTTGACCCAACAACAGATAAAGCAAACTATGAAGATATTGATGTAGTAGTAACAAAGGGCGCTGGTACCACTACAAACTATCA